GGACTTGCACCATACAACCCCTGAGCCCCGTTAATATGGCTATTAACGCAGTGTTGGATCGCATCTACCATAGATGCCAGGATAACCACTAGCTAGATGATTAGGACCAATTAAATGGTCAGATTATTTTTAAAATGGGTGGTTAGTCCATATATATATATTTTTAAGTTTTTATTGATTATAAATTTTATCAAGTTGTTAACATGGATTGTGCCACAATTGAAAAGAAAGAAAAAGGAAAATCAATGAATAAATGAATGGTTCAAGGGATTTTAAAGAGAATAGACTTTTATTGGGGGGAAGAGGATGTACTATTGCGAGGAAGCAACAATACCCAGATACTCAGTAATGGGCACATTCTTATAACGATATTCGAGCTTGACATCAACGACATTGGTTAAAGATGTCGTTGTTGATGATACTTGAAAATAGATGCTATCTGTAGCAACAAGTATTCCATGACCAGCATCATCAGTGAGGTCAACACGAACAGGGTAAGAATATGGAGTGGCAATGGCACCTTGGGAAACATGATGGTATGCTATAATGGTTGGTTCACTATACTGAATTTTGGTAGTACCAAAACTCTTAGTGGTTAGGGCTGCTGTTAAGTTGCTAACTGATGCAGCAGTGATTGGTGTTCGCCAATCAAAGGAAACAGAAAGAACTTCTACCACACCAATGCGATTACCACCAAGTTTGAGTCGGTCGATGGCCAAAGTGATTTGAGAAGATGTTGTTGCATCAGCCGCAGACTGAGATAAAGTTGCAGACTGATATTGGGGATTAACATCACCAGTGCCACCAGTGAGTTGGTTATTATTGTTGTTGCCTCGTCGAGGTCGTCTTCTAGACCGAATGTTAAACATAGTGTATTGGATACTACCTATGCAGTAGGACTGTACATCAACTAGAAACCAAATGGGGCCGCCGTGCAGTCTCTTGGCATTTTGTTTAGCACGCGAACGTTTTGGGGCATTACTCTAGTCAACCCAATGGTTTATATAGCGCGTCCACGCTACACTTGTGATTGTACTATACCTACATACTCCGTTATACTTACATCTTTGTAACGATACAAAATCTTAAAATCAGACTGCATGGTTGAACCTGAAGTAGTGGAAGTTAGTTGAACAAAAAATTGGTCAGTAGCAACTAAAACTCCATGCCCAGCCGCATCAGTGACATCAAGAGTAAAAGGTAAGTTAAAGAAATGTCTGGATATATCAGAAAAGGAGTTATCATTGACAGCATACATCGCAAAAACAGTCGGATCATTAAAAAAAGTTGCAGTGGTGCCAAAATTTTTAGTAGAGAATATGATACGATAAGAACCAAATACATTGGTCTGTCTAAAAGCTACATACACCTTGAGTATTTCAACCACTCCAATGAGATCACCTTTGTTACGAAGGCGATCAATTGGAAGGGGTACAGCAAGCGAAGTTGTAGTGTCATTAGCCGATTCGGTAATAGTACCTGAGATAAATTGTGGGTTTGTGTCACGGGACCCTCCCGTAAGTTCAAGTGTTGTGCTCATGTATTGGATCCCACTGAGCTGTGGGACTATTCATCCTGGAGTACCTTAAATGTACGTTCTGAGAGATTATAGTTGTCACTGAAAATGGTTGAAACTCTTCGAAAGTTATTTTCTCATAAAATCCTTAGGATCGGGGGTTTTGCCGGATTTGATAACTTTGCAAAGTTCGCGAACGATAGTTTCACGGATTTTCGGGGATATTCCGACTTTTTGTAAAAGCCAAGAATCAACTTTTTGACAAGCCTTACAAGGCTCACCATCGCATATTGCTTGGGCCATCCTGACAAGAATTTGCCAGGCAACCATAGCTAAAAACTCTTCCATGTTATTTGTATCTGTATTGGATACCACGATACGATGGGACTATTCATCCTGGGGCACCTAGGGTCTGCGCCGTGTAGTCTCTCGGCATTTTGGTTAGCACGTAAATATTTACGTCAATTAAGACAACGTTTTGGGCAATTTAAGCTCCAGAACCCAATAGCAACTAAGTTGCCATAGTTTAACGACATTTCGGTCATGATTGCAATTAGCAATCGTAAGGCCAGAAGGGTAGGTCGATGTCACCAGACTTAATAACTGGGGTTTCATACTCGACCTGATAGTGTTGGTAATAGTTTTCAAGAGCCTCTTGGGATGAGGGATCAATCCCAAAGGCTAACCAAAATGAAAAACGAGTTTCTGGTGTTGGCTTACGATATAATCTACTCATGCGCTTGGCCAGCATGAACATACCGGTATCCATTACTGGGTCATTAAGTAATTTATTTACTTTACGTTTACTAAGACCCGCTCCAGAGCGGGTCAACCCACAGTAAAAGTCCTGCCAAACTGGTATACCACCAGTTAAACTCAATCCACCTTGTCCGAAAACGGTAAGGTACTTTTTAAACGCTGATTCGGTGTCAAGCGGTTTAATACTAACACAATCTTTTGCTATGGCTTTGTGAGGGTTCCTAACCATGATGTAACTTTCACCATCATAGATAGGTTGCGTCTGGCAAAATTCTATCTTTTCCATCTCATAAACTGGGGGTTCAACTTTCATAGTGAATCCCATATCAGTAAACCAGGAATCTAAACCAGAACTAAATTGATGGAGTTGGCTTTGCTCTATAATAACAACACAATCATCGCCATTGTTCATCAACTCAAACTCATCAATACCCTTATCCTTACAATATGACCAAACCATAGCACACATCAGCAAACAATTTCCAAGAGCAGTGTTCATGTCGCCGCTCATACGACAACCACGAACACTGTATTTTAATTTCCCATCATCACAGAAACCACGACCTTTATTGTCAATCTGCCACCGTAGTAACATTTTTAACTTAGGATCATGGTTATACATGGCAAGATATATAGAGTGCTCCCACTCTAATGCTACATCTGACACATGTTGATCGAATCTACTAGCATCCAACCCTATGGCAACAGGATTCCTGAATTTTGTCCACTTTTGGAAACACAACTTCCCGACCTCACTTGCATTCATTCCTTTAACTACTGTTAATGATTTGGAGAAAATACTAGCTATAGCCTTATAAACACGATGTTCAATCGGTTTAAGATAGACACCAACTTCAACATTATAACGAGGGTTACGTGGCTGTATAACTCTCGGAGCGGGGTCAACTTTCTTAGTAAAGTCGATCTTCTCAGCCTTAACAAAAGCACGTAATTCAGCATCCTGTTGAGTCACCTCTGCTCCTTGCAGAGATTCAACAGCCCTTTGATAAATAGTCCTCCTGCGACCCTCATACATCTCAACAAATTGTTGCTGAGAAATGGGGGTGGTCGAACGAAGCTTCTTTTTCAAAAGTAATGAAAAATCACGTAATTTGTCTCCAAAAAACTGAGCCGATTTGGGGCGAGGTGGTGGAGAAAAACCAATAGGCGTTTCAACATTAAACACCCTTTCCCTTATCGCCCGCTCTAAATTAATAATGCTGTTATTGTGTACACGGTAATCTACCAGGGGGCTTAAACCTGGTAAACAGAATATTTTCCGTGTTCTTGGTATGGTATCCCTATTACAAATCACCTGCAAGCGGTCATGATCGGGATAAGTGGCTCTCGTGGGCACAGAATCATGACCAGGTGTTATAACCGGGCCCCGCTATTTACGCCAATGGGCGGCCCTATGCTTAGTCCATAGAGACCACCAATTAGTCGTAATTAGCGCTTCACGTCGCGTAACTGCAAAAAATGCTTCCATCTTTTTAGCGGCTACATCAGTAGCTAAAGGTACAAATACTAATGCAATGCAAAGTGGTTGAAGGCGAGCTATGTGCGTTGGACGAAGTCCTCTACTCACCATTTGATCAAACACTAGGCGTTGAACCATTAGTCTGTTGGCACTGGATCTTTCCAACAAACCCTTTTTAGCTTTAATCACTAATGCAATACTGGTAATACACTGATTACGCGATATGGGATTAAACTCCTCCTTATTATTCCAGGGAGTATCATCATATGAGTCAAGAGAAGCAACCAACTCCTCAAATGACTTTTCCTCACTCGGTGTCAAGCTGTTATCACGTGAACGTACCCACCAAAGCACGACACATAGAATAACCACAAATGTGGAAATTAAAATCGGAACAATCATAATGAAACTTAATATACGTTATTCCGGGAAAATTAGAA